TCTGTCAACGATTAACAGGTTCAGCTTTTCGAGTTCCTTTAGCGCCTTCTGAACAGTGTTTACCGCGAGATTGACACTCTTTGAGATTGTACGCAAACCAGGGTATGCAATCTCTGTTTCTCGGTTGATTGAAAGCGCTATGAATATCCAGACCTTTAGCGCATCACTTGAAATATTTGTTAGTTCTGTTTTGAATGATGTTGACAACTTAATAAACGCCTGCTGCTCCACCTTTTCAAGTCGTCCATTTGTGCGCCTGATAACCGTTCTTGGCGCTTCAATCTCAACAGACGATTCTTGGTATCCAGCGCCAAGCATATCTATAGCGTCCTGAACTTCCTCTGAGATTTCATTTTCCATAATTAACCTCGCAATGCAGAAAACCCACCTGGGGTAAGTGCGAGTTACGCCAGGTGGGTGATTTCACGATTTCAGCAAACCTCGCACGTTTGTACCTCTATTATACCACGTTTTATTGTCCATGTTACACCCAGTTTTAGAATTTGAAAGCCGGGTTGTCATCACATGAGATACCGCCAGGGCTTTCTACTGGCGTAATCATTGAGGTGGCGACGTGTCCGGCAATCTCAAGCTCATTTCGGGCGACTGCGAGATTTTCAATTGACTGACTGATAATCTCAGGCTGGGCGTTGTTGAGGATATTTGACTCAACCATGCCGGAGTAAAAAGCAACCTCTGCCCGGATTTCTGATAGTACTTCTGCTGCTGTTGCGGTTGTCAGGTGGGTCATTTCAAATCCTTTCTAACCAAAGTTTTCTTTCCAAACTCTATCATAAGCCAGTTTGTAAATTTCTTCTTTTCCCCGATTCCGGCATTCCGAATAGCAATAATCGACCTGCCAATGATAATCAGAACGCGGATTATTATTGGCGTAAGAACTGAACCAAATCATTTTCCTGCATTCATCATAAAGCGCCTCATCATTCATTTTTTTGACACCGTTCACATAATCAATTCTTGGTTCGCCGTAATTGTCAACGCCCGTATAATTTGCGTTGCATGAACCACACCATCCATTTTTATCAATAACGCCTTCAACAACCGGCTCCAATCCGCATAATGAACATTTGCCGAATGCAGTCATTTCAATTCCTCGCTTTCTGCGTACAGCTTTTCGTATTCTTCCAGAATGTTTTTTGGAATGAATACAAGCTCATATCCCAGGGCATCCAGAATATTGCGAACATTTTCCAGGCGTGGGTTAGTGATATCGCGCTCAATCTCAGAGATGGTATTTCTGCACACCCCTGATGCAGCCGCAAGGTTTGACTGAGACAGTTTTTTAATCTCGCTCTGTTCTTTTACAAGTTTTGGAAAATTTTTATAGTTCATCTCAATTCCTTTCGTGATTAAATATTTGTTATCTCATTACTCTGTTTACTGTCTCAATAATGCCATCAGACCATCTTTTTTCTTCATCAATTTGGTATATGTAATTTCGTGCAATATTCTGTATATGGTCTGCGTCCGATAGATTATTTATTGGATATTCTGAGATTTTTCTGATAATGGATTCAGTTTTTGCAATCTTCTCTTTGAGTCTTGCAATTTCACTGATTAGCTTTTCTTCTTTTGTTTTCATCTCAATTACCTTCGCGGCGGGAATTTCACCCGCCTATTGTTTTCAGAAACCCGTTACGTAACAGAGTTTTTACAGTTCCAATTTTTGTTGCCCGGCTTCCTCAAGAGCGGCGGTAATAACTGCTTGCGCTTCTTTTGTTGCCATCTCAGACGGGAGCCATTCGTCGTTTATCAGCTTCGCGTCCAGCCATCGCCGGATTGCCAGGACTTCCGGGTTTGTTAATTCCTTGACGCTTGATTTACCGACCAGGTAATTCAAAACCGTGTGCCGTAATTCGTCCGGCTTATCCTGCCCGATAAAGCACATCTCAAGATTGGGAGCTATCATGTTGCGAAATTGAGGATTTACGACTTTGTTTTCTTTCTCAAATTTAATCCGCATGAAGTTAATGTTTTGCTTAAGTTGCTCTGGCGTGTATGGGCGCAGAGAGTCCGTAGCCTGCTTCTGCTCTGGCTGTTCCTGTGGCTCTGGTTGTTCATCTACCGGAAAGCCCATATCTTTCAACGTCTGAGCCTCGTTTATGACAACCGGTCTCTCTTCTGGAATGCTGATGCTGATAACTGGTTCGTCCATATCATAGCCGCCAGAAGCGCCGTTCATCAGGTAATCAGGAATGATAATATCAAAGCGCTGCCGAATGGCATTCTTAGCGGCGCGCTTCTTGGCGCGCTCGTTCCTGTCCCACATCTCAGGTTTGCGGCTTCCAGTTGGCTTGCCGTTCTCATATTCCAACTTCGAGAATGATTCGTCTTTTGAAACCACACCAACCGCCCACCAGGTAGGCTTTTTCCCAGTGATTTCCTCTGCCTTCGCCATGAGTTCGCTAAACCCAACGCCAGGGAATAAGCCCTGTAATAACTTCGTGGTGCTTAATAAATCTCCCAGCCACTTCGATTGAGAAACCGTGTCTGTTAGAACGGCTTTCCATGCCACATCACCATCTTCGAACACAGCTTCTTCATGGGTTGCAAGGCTATATTCAATGGCGAACTGTGCGCCGTCCATTTTCGCAATCTTGGCTTCGCGGTCTAACTGCTCGCGGGCTTTGCGCCGTAGACCAGCAACACCAGGAACTACGCCAATCCCATCGATGAAATAGCATTCTCCGGCAAATGGATTAAGGTTGTTTGTGATGGCATAGACCGCCAGCGAGAAAACCTCTGCATCTGCCAGCTTGCGCGTACCTACAATCATAGTTTTAATCCGGTCAATAACCGCCTGCTTATCGTCCCGGATATTTTCCCATTCCTGCGCAAGCGCCTTTTCTTTATACTCCTGATTTACTCGTACAATATCTTTATCGCTCATTTTCAATTCCTTTCGTTTCAATCCTCAAAATAAGATTTAATCAGCGCGACCGCAAGAAGATAATCGCGCTCGAATTTTGTACCGGCGTGGTTTTCTTTCACAGCGGTTTCAAACTCCTCAATCGTTCCCCAAAAACAGCCGGTCTTTATCATGATTGACGCTTCATGTTTAACGCCAATCAATATATCGCCACGACTGCCAATCGGAGAGATTGAGATTATTCCTTTTGCGTCCCGCAGGTCAGCGCCCAGCAGGTCAGCGCTCCACAGGTTAGCGCCACTCAGGTTAGCGTCCCGCAGGTCAGTGTAACGCAGGTCAGGACGTTCGTTTTTCTCTCTCGCGTCCGCAATGATTTTTAGCACTTCGTCTCTGGTCATTTTCAATTCCTTTCGTTTGAATTAGTTTATAAATCTACCCATAGTATAACATATTACTATTATAATTGTCAAGCAAATTGCGAAATTGGTATTGCATTGTGCTAGAAATTGTGGTAGAATATTATTATGATGACGACATTAAAAAATCCTCAAGGGGTTGCAAAACTACGGCTCGGTAAACTGCTGAAAGAGCGCGGGCTGGGTATCTGTGAATTTGCCGACATGTGCGGGCTTGAATACCATGCGGTTGGGAAGCTGGTCAAGAACGGCTGGGCGCGCATAGGGTTCGACACGCTGTATTTACTGGCTCATGCGCTGGGGGTGCAGGTTGGGGATTTATTTGAAGAAATAGTGGTTGAAGAAACTTAAAAACTGAGACAACGCATTGAAACCGAGTAGCCACAATTACAGTAAACGGTAAGATGCGCTCAAAATACACGGGCTGAACGGTGGCTAGATGCCCAATTCCCCGGCGGCGTGGTGAAAAGGCGGACAGCTACCGAAAAAAGCGTAAAGATGCAGCTAGCAACTGACTACCACGCCACGTATAGAATACGCCTACCGTCCGGCGTGATAAATAGGCGGTTTGAATGATTTATTCCGCGTTACTTCAATAAAAGGCAGCCTGGCCAGCAATGCCGGAAGAACACCGCCCCCTGTGGCGAAAATGCCGGTTCGATTCCGGCACGCGGAACAGGCAAAGCCTTTATAGCCCGGAAAGAGCGGGCAAGCGGTAATTTCTCCTACACCGCGGAGCCGGTGGAAGCCCGGCAAAATAAACGAGAGGTGAAGACTGCAATGCCTGATAAAAATACTTTTGCGAAAGATTTTATTGAATTTCTGTTATGTCATAAAAATATAATTGAAAATGTTGAGTTTGAGGTTAAGCCGTACATATCAAACGAGGACATTTACATTAAAGAAAAGCCCATGTTCTCATTTTCAATTGGCGGGATAGAGGTAAGCGGGTTTGGTTTATCTGGAGTAAATATTTGCTTCTTCATAGACAACAAATATTTTGAATACGACGGCAACCGGAGCGCCACCGATATTTTCTCCATGATAGAAAACATTTACATGGAGAAAATCAAACAGGATAATGCAGAACGAGAAAACAGTGTAATCAAAAGCTGTTACGAAAAGATGGCAAGGACAGTGTGCCGAACATGAAAGCCCACAAAGTAGACGCAAATCAATCTGCAATCGTTGAGGCGGTGCGCAAAGTAGGCGCGGAAGTACAGGATTTATCAGCGGTCGGTGGCGGCTTTCCTGACCTGATTGTTCTGTTTCGTGGCAGGCTATTTCTGTTCGAAGTCAAGGTAGTTGGAGGGAAGCTCACGCCGAAACAGATTGAATTTATCAAGCGTTGGGGAGAGGTTGTCAATATTGTGCGATCTCCAGAGGATGCTCTGGCGGCAATTGGAGCAATTGAAATACAGGAGGTGAAATAATGCCAGTACTTGAGTTTTGGATTGGCGTAATACTTGGCGCATTGTTTGTTGTAATGGCGATTAGCGCGGCGAAAGGAAATTAGCGGTTGCATTTTATCGGTTTCGTGCTATACTGGTTATGTAAGTTCATTTCAAATTCCTTTCGTGAATAGCGGAACCCCGGCTTCCTCCTGTGCCGGGGTTCTTGCTTTCTGTACGGGCGTACATGTTAGCGTTTCGTTACATTTTCCGGGGTCGGCCTCCTTTCTTTCCGTTTTCGCGGCTGCTCAACGTTTTGCGTTCTGATTTCGCCTTACCCCCAATGCGCCCCAGGGCAGCGGCTGCCTGGCTGATTTCTTCATCAGCGACTTCTATCTCAATTTCTACTATATCAGCCATGTAGCCTGCTTCGCTTCGTCCAATGTCGGTAAGTTTTCTTGTCAATTCGTCAATCGCGTAATTGTTAGATGGGTTGGATGTCATCCGATACCATCTGCCGGAAATTTTGACAAACCACGCTGTACGGTAATATGTACCGCCAGAGCGGAAACTTTCCAGGTCGCGATCTCTTGAAATCTGCTCACACACTGTGTTGATCGTCCCCTCGTAATCTGGAACATTCACGGCGCTTACAACCAGGCCGCTGCTGCCATCTCGACCGACATACTGTTCACAACCGGCTGTGTAGCCAAATCCAACTTTACTTCTGCGGGTGATTTTTACGGTTTTTGTATTCATTTTATCTCTCCTGTTTCTGGTTGGTGTCTCTGTTTGTTAATAATAGTATATACCGGAACGCTTAGGTTGTCAATAGGCAATATTGATTTTTGGAAAACCTACACACGTTGTTCTATATTGTTCTATTATTACGGTATCTTGCATGATGGTGTATAATGGAACTATGAAGCCGAAATGGGAATCAATAAAAATAACGCTCGGAGAGATTCAGGGCTGTGAGCGCAATCCGCGCATGTCTACAGTGGCGCAGGCAAAGCGTCTGATTGAGAGCGAGAAGAAATTCGGGCAGCCGTTGCCGTTCCTGGTAAATCCTCCTGTAGATGGAAAATACCTGTTGCTGGACGGTCATCAACGTTTAGCTGCCTGGCTTACAGTTTACGGCGCTGAATTTGTGGTCGATGTGAAAATGTGCGAGCGGGCGCTCACAGAGGATGAACACAGGGAACTTATTATCACCCTGCACACCGGGGCAACCGGCTCATGGGATTGGAATGCGCTTAGTAGCTGGGATGCAACTGAATTACAGGATTGGGGGATGGGTGCGGAAACGCTGAAAGAATGGAATAACGACGCGCTCAACCTGAAAGAGATGTTGCTGGCAGATAAACCACAGACAGACGATGCAGAGCCACAGATTGATAGGGCGGAGGAACTCAGGGGAAAATGGGGGGTTGAGTTTGGGCAATTGTGGCAATTGGGGGAGCATAGGATTATATGCGGGGATTGTACAGATAAAATTATCATTGATAAACTCGGAGAATTTCAATCAATATTTTTTGATCCCCCATACGATGCTGATAAATCAATTATCGATATGAGATGGTCATGCAATGATGTTTTGGTATTCACAGACCATAGACATTTATTAGATTGCGTAGATGGCTGGGAACATGAATTTAGATGTTTATTTACGTGGGATTGTTCCGCGTGTTGGTATACTCCTGGGTGGCCGCTTGCACGCGCAAAACATTGTTTATGGTTTGGAAATGGAAAATATAATCAGGACGGTGCATTTTATGGAACACCAGATAAACCGCACATAGTTTCAAATCCAAGAGGAGAATATTTGTATAATCCAGACCCGCGCGGAAAACATTTGTCAACAATTTATCAATCACAAATAACAAAAGAATTTGATGGGCATTCCCACGCAAAACCGGTTGAGTGGTTAATGATGCTGATTGGAAATTGTACAAGTGGAATTTTGTTTGACCCATTTGCCGGTGGAGGGTCGGCGCTTATTGCGTGTCAAAATTTAAATAGAGAATATCACGGCGTTGAGATTTCTCCTCAGTTTTGCGCCGTGATATTGGAGAGATTTTATAGCACTTTTAATATTATGCCGGAGTTGATTGAATAATATGGGCGCGCAAATCATTCTTAATGTAATACGCTTTACCAATAGAATCGAGCAATTGAATTACATCATTTGCAAATTTTCTCCAATCTATACTTTTTGCCAATGGATGATAATTCAATTTTCCGACCTTATACAGGTCAACAAATTCGCATGTCTGTTTAATAATTTCTATTGCGCTATCTGGATTGAGAACCGGCTCAAGGCTTACCCATGTTGTAATACCGGCATTATGAAATTGTTTAATTGTTTCAATTCTATCATGCGGAAATGCTGCTCCTGGCTCCCATTTTTCGGAATGTCCTTTATTCAACAGAGTGAGGGTAGTAGCAAACGCATCTTTTTTATCGAACAAATCAATATCTCGCAACGCACGACTCCCTCCTTTAGTCAAAACCTGAATAGCGATTCCGTTGCGTTTCAAAATTTTAATTGTTTCTCTTGTGACCATTTCTTTTTCATCAAACTTTTGATATGGGTCACACGTAAACGACAACAGCACGCGCTCATTTGTTTTTATGTTCGCGGATTCTTTTTCAACGTTTTCGAGAAAGTTTTTCCGAACAGACGGAATAATAAAATTTTCTCTGTATTTATGCAATGCGCTCGGCGCGTAGCAATATATGCACGCATGGTCACAACCAGAATAAACGTTACACGCCAATGCTGCATATTCTCTGGCTCTTCCTTTTGGCTCATAAATCATATTCATAATTTCATTTCCTTTCTAATCAATTGTAGCATAATAACGTTCTATTGTCAACAATTAAAGCGGACTGAACAAGATGACTGACGAAAGCAGTAATACAGCTGGCAACAGCAAAAAAGTTCCGGGTAAACCGTTCACCAAAGGCGACCCGCGCATAAACCGCAAAGGGAGACCCAAGAACTTTGACGCGCTGAGAAACCTCGCTCAGTCAATTTCACACGAACCCGCATTAGGCGCAGATGGGAAGCCAATTGTTATTGACGGCCATATTATCACAGTGGCAGAGATTATCATGAGACAGTGGATGCAGAGCAAAAACCCGCAATTGCAACAAGCGTTTATAAATTATGCTTATGGTAAAGTACCGGATAAAGTTGAGAACACCGGCAAAGACGGCGCTCCAATTGAAATTATTTCCATCGAGGTAATAAAACCAGATGGTGAATGATCTTGCAGAGATTACACCCGAAGGCAGAATGTTGCTGCACTTTCACCCCGGACAATGGCGGGCGTGGCATTCAGAGCGCAATACCGTTGCAATTATTGCAGGAACACAATCTGGTAAAACATCATTCGGCCCCTACTGGCTTTACCGCGAGATACAACGGCGCGGCCCCGGTGATTATATGGTTGTCACTCCAACTTATCCATTGCTTGCGGTCAAGGCGCTCCCTGAGTTTCTTAAGTTATTTCAAGGCTCCCTGCGCCTGGGGAAGTTTACGCAGTCACCAATAAAAAAGTTTGAATTCTCAGAACGCGGGCAAAATTCAGTATTCGGCAAAAGCGGAACAGAACAAAGCACCACTGTATTTTTCGGTCATGCTGGCGACCCGGACAGTCTGGAAAGCGCAACTATCAAGGGGGTTTTAGCAGATGAAGCCGGGCAAAAGGGGTTCAGGTTATCCTCCTGGCAAGCGCTTGAGCGGCGCTGCTCCATCTATGACGCGCGCAAGTTAATCACAACCACACCCTACAATATGGGATGGCTGAAAACTGAAATATTTGACAGGTGGAAAAACGGAGACCAGCAGATTGACGTAATCAACTTTCCATCGATTGAAAACCCGCGCTTTCCCCGTGAGGTTTACGAGCGCGCCAGATACAAGTTACCTGCCTGGAAGTTCATGCTATTTTACGAAGGCGTATTCACCCAACCGGCCGGATTAATCTACGACTGCTACAACCACGATACCCACATCATTAAATCATTTCCTGTTCCGCGTCATTGGCCGCGCATGGTTGGCGTAGATCCATTTGGAGCATACATTGCCGCCGTCTGGCTGGCGCTTGACACAGAAGCAAACAAGCTGCACCTATACCGGGAATATCGGGGGGAGTTTGGGAAAACAACGCCTGGCCATGCCGCTGAAATGCTCAAGCTATCGCAGGGAGAGACAATCTTTGTATGGGCCGGGGGTGGGCCGTCTGAACGGCAAGCCAGATTAGACTTTGCTGATGCTGGTATCCCGCTGCAAGAACCCGGCGTTACTGAGGTATGGAGTGGTATCGATAAAGTTTACCAACTCCTGAAAGATTTTACGTTGGTGATACATGATAACTGCAAGTATACTCAGGATGATCTGTCATCCTACAGCCGCGTGATGAAAGACGACGAAATGACAGATGACATTGAAGATAAAGAGTCTTATCACATGGCTGATGCTCTGCGATACATTATCGCGTGGATAACCAGACCACAAGAGACAACCGAAACGATATACGACCCGGTGCAGATCGGGAGAGGATGGTAATCAATGGGAATTAGAGAATCAATCAATAACACCGCAGCTAAAATATTTCTTGGCGACCGGGTAAAGACCCTGGATGCACTAACCAATCGCGTAATCGATGCCTACGAAAAGCGCCCGTATATGACGAACCCGGAACAATTCCGGGCAGCGCTTGAGGAACTCGACCCGCAAATGATTGACCTGCTGGTCAGGCAGATTGAAAACCGGGGCGTGTCTTATATGGATTACACCAACGAAACAATCCGTCTTGAGGTGGTCAGAGAAAGCCGGGAAGCGTACGTGTGGGATGTGGTAACTCAAGCGATTGTAGACCTGTGGACGAACTACGGTTTTACTGCGAATACAGAGGTGGTGCCAGACGACGACAACGCAAAAAAAACCTGGGAGGAGTTCTGGGCGGAAGCCCGCAATTCTACAGTATTGGGGCAGCGCTCAATCAGTGTATTGTCTCAGGAAACGCTTGTAGCCGGGGAAATTTTCTTCCTGGTTTACATCAATGCGGCAACCGGAGATTCAACGTTACGCTATCTTGAAAGCGAAGACGTGAAGGAAATTATCTACGCGGACGGCGATAACAAAACTCCGCTGTACTATGTTCGGGAATACGAAACCGCTAACCATGAACCCATAACCGCATGGTATCCAGACTGGCGCGCAACTCCCGACCAACTGAACGCAAAGAAAATCCCTGATGGAATAATCAACCGGGCTGTATCTGAACTGCGTGAGGTGGATGGTTTTGAACTCGGAACAACCGTGAAATGTATTCCGGTACAGCACCGCAAAAAATGTAAGTCAAATCGTGGATGGCCGCTGATGACTGCTGGTATTGCATGGTCGAGAGCGTATAAAGAATTCTTGCAGGACAGAGCCGCCGTCAGTAAAGCGGTTGCTACCTACGTGGATAAAATCACGGCAAAAGGCGGGCAGCGTGCAATCAACGCAATCAAGGCGAATTTGCAATCCGGCCTTGTAACAAATCCCACTATGGGATATGACAATAATCCTGCCCCAATCGCAGGCTCGACCTGGCTACAGAATGAGCAACTAAACCGTGA